CCTTAAATGTTCCCTCATCTTGGTGGACTCCTCGGGAGTGTTGTTTGGGAAGTCGATAGTATGACCTGTATTCGACAACTTAAACATGTCCTGCAATGCAATGCTGACGTCCGGGTTTATCTTGTACAAGTCCCGAATAATAGGTATTAGTTCTGTTCTGAACGTTGGGGTAACTAAGTTCGTCATACCATTGAGAGTGGTAATGAGTTCAGAGTTCCCCACACCATCATCTGGTTGAGAAACTCTGCCCGGACTTATTGAACCCTTTCCCTCATCTTTGTTCTGAGATTCCACAGGCTTAGACCTGGTGAACCAACTGATAGGATTAAGTTTCATGTTATATTGAATGGTTTATGCTTACTGAGGAATTACTACAGTACCAGATGGACTGTGAGACCTGATATGATTTGTGATGGCTTTACCGAATATAGCATCATCGGAATATGTTTCACCTTCCAAATCCAGGTCCATAGAGGAGTTATTCATTCTATGCTTACCACGAGCAATAGGTCTTCCAGCACCGTCATAAATAAAGGTGTATGCTTCTTGTACAAAGAACGGGTCTTTTATAATTACGTTCTCTTCCCTGATATCCTTCTCTAAGTTCTCGATTATTACAGAACGGTTCTTGGTTGTAGTTAACCATCCAGGGAATTTATCTTCCTCGGGTCTGTTCTTCCTCTTCTTACGTAAGAGCTTAGTATAGAAGTATAAATTAGGATATCCCTCATCCTGAAGTATGGTAGTTACCGTCATACCAACGTCGTTAGTCTCTGGGGCTAACTTAGCAAAGTTATACTTCTCTCCAATATCTCCAAGGAGTCGGGCATACTTGTTCAGGGGTATTCTCCCCTTATATACTGCAGCCTCTTCTCCTTCTTTATCCATACAGGTGAAAGCAGAGTAGTCAGTACCTCTACCAGTAGCACAGTCACCACCAATAAAGTATTCTTTGTTCGGGTCTGGTTCGTTGAACTCTTTATACTGACCTTTGAGACGAGTATTGATAACAGGGTAGTCGAATAAGCATTCCTCTATAGCTTTAATATCAGCTAAGTCAAATACTGTATTACCTGATGATAGAAAGTCACCATCTATCTCCTGAGCAGTTCTCTTGGGACCAAGAGCAGCAGACATTTCTTCATACCATTTCTCATCTCGGTCAGGGTGCATCTGCCAATACAATCGGATTGGGTTGAATGGGTTGCCTCCAGATATGGCATCTACCCAAGTACCATGGAAGAAGTTCCCTACACCATAAGGGGTGTTATGAGACACGTAGTCTTCGTTGATGAGGTAAGATTCATCGTTTTCAACGCAAATATCATAAATGGTATCGTAATACTTTCTAACTACTTTCAGCTTAGAAAGATAGATACTTGTACCACGTTTACCAGATACAATACGTTGAATATAAGACTTATTCAGTTTAACCTCAAACTTATTCTCAATCTCCTGAGATATCTTCTCCAACACTCCATAATAGTAACCAAGCTCTTGATAACGATACCTTATGTAAGCTACTACTCTTAAGTCGTAGTTGAATCCACCTTTTAGTTTAGACCCAAGCTTCATTCCATAAGAATATTTTGCAGCTTTTTGACTGTTCTCAGCTACTGTAACTATCTGGAGATTGGTTACATAGTTATCCGATGGATTATTGTTTATGTGGTCAACTACATATCCTTCTGGAATTTCTCCTAAGAATACTTTAGCCACCAGATTGTGGACACATATCTTTTTCTTTTGACCCTTATTCCACAACCTTATATTTAGGTATCTCTCCCTATTATTACAAGGTCTTGGTAACTTCTCTACCCTCGTCCCATTCTTTACAATGAAGATTCTTCCCCAGTTGGAGACTTCATAGTTTGGATAACCAGGTATGGGTTTGCATATCTCTTTCTTGGGTTTTACGGTTACTGGATTCTGCTCCAGACCGCTTATACCAGTATGATAGAAGATAGCAGGTATATCTCGTTCGATTATCTCTGAAACAGGTAACCAACCTTCAAGAGTATACAACTTATGTTTTGGAGTACATTTAATAACCCTACCTTGTTCATTGTGAACTTCCCAAGTTTTCAGTACACCCTTATTTACAGAACCAAGTACTCTCTGCCACTTTCCAGTATGTGATAATACTCTCAGCCCAAGATGTGATATATCCATCTTACCAAAGGTCTTAGGACATATAGAATCAACTCTGAAAGGTCCATCTTTACCTATTATCTGAGTGTCACCCGTGATACATGAGTTTACTATAGCCGCACCACCGGTCGATAGAGTAGGGAAAGCTGATGCCCAGATAGTTGAAGCCCATCTTACGATTGCTGCCTCATCAATCACCAACAACGACAAAGATTCAGAACGACCAGCTTGGTCAGAGGTTGGTATAGATTCAATAACTGAACCGTTTGCAAACTCTATAGTTGATACAGAACCAAACTCTCCTGCACGACCGTTTATGATAGGCTCTTGCAGATATGAGGGTAGGTTCTTGTACATGAACTTAATCTTCTTTAGTACCTTCTTTGCTACGGTGTCCTTGATTGAGATAATATTTATCTTCTTGTTAGGGTGATACATTGCTAACCAAAGACAGTAGAGAGAGATTAGCTCAGTAATACCAGCCTGACGAAACTTTAGGATGATATTGAACCTGTTGAGCATGAATTGGTATAGCACTGCTTTCTGAAAAGGGTAGAGCAAGAACTTTACCATGCCCAACACTGGGTTTATCACGTAGCAGAAAGTAGAAAAGAAGAACGGGTCTTTCATCACCCGAACCAATGTCTTAAGTTGTTCGGGTGTAAGACTTGCATCTTCAACTAATGTCTTCTTTCTTGCCATGTCAGAAATTGTATGAAATTCTTAGGTACGGGTCGAGACCTAAATTATCCCGAAGTTTAGGATAATAGTTGATATTCAACCCGGCTTCATAATTAAATTTACTGGTATTGTATTTCAAGCCTAAATCCAAATCATGGAAGTTATGTACTGGTCGTATGGTATACTGAGCTACTGGATTAAATCTTTTTAAGAAAGATGTTTTCTTATGGGTTAATTTACCATCCAGGTAGTTATATTGATAACGAAAGTAATTAACTGAATACTCCTCAGTAATAAGCTTACAATCAGTATTGAATGTAGTGATAGATAGTTTATCCCTATTTGAAAGTATTTGCAATAATTTAGGAGCCAGAGGATAATTGGTCAGGAATAATTCATTGTATTCAATTTTAGTTGAATCCTTTTGAACGATAGTAACTACTCTATCAACATATTCAATTCGTTCGATAGGAACAGAATCTATCTGATAGAGGAATACCATTTTGGGTAATTGAATCTTAGGGAATTCAACCTTTGGTACAAAGGGTTTATTAACCCAAATGGTATCAGGTTGCTCAGTAGAATTTTTAAGGTCATGCCTTAATTCAGAATTTCGGTTCCATAGCCAAAATATGGTTAAGGCCATAATTATAAAGGCTAAGGTTAGGATTACATTTTTCATCTTCTTTTATGTGTTTAGTTTTTCTTTCATATACCCCCCTTAAACACGTGTATAGATAATAATATACTGTTTAAGGTATATTATTATCACGCGCATATACGAGGGGGAGTCATCGTAAAATAGAGGCCTTTTTAAGGCACCTTTTTAACCATAATCCGACCTCATATACAGAGCCCTTGGTTAAGGTATTCCTTCCCTTATTTAACCAATAAGTTGGATTAGCCTTATCAAAATAAATTCGGAAGGTTTTGGGAAAGCCCATAATCACCCGGTATTCTTCAAGGCCCATAATCCTTCCGTGGGGATTGAATTGCCTGGATGAAGGTCTTACGGTTAATGGGTAACTTCTTTTTCTATTGCGATATACTCCCGGTAGAGTCTTCATCTTCTGAGTTCTCATAGGCCACTTGTAGTCATTTTTGAACTCAGTTCTCCATAGCTTTCTTACTTGAGCTACTGTTAGAGTGGTTTTAGATTTATCAGCATAGTGATACATGGCTAACTTTTTATCATCAGCTTCCCGATAATTTAGGTCTCTCCTAACCTCTCTTTTCAATTGACACAGATTCTTGGGTTTTGTAACCTGAAAAGTATGGTCAAATATCTGTGGGTTGATTTTGGAGTTTTTTCTAACTCCTATCAACACCAGACGTTTCCTACTTTGTTGGGAATTACCGAATACCGTAACGGAGTGACAGTGCACTATAAGTTTATAATCGGGTAAATTATGTTCCCATTCCCAGATAGGGATAAAATCTAGAAGTTTTGGGAGGTTCTCAAGCATAAATATTGCTGGTTTGAACTTCTTAATACTAGAAAGATACAGATTAAGGGTAACATCTTCCCGGGGTTTGCCCAGGGATTTTTTCCTGGAATATGAGAATACTGAGCTATGCCCACATGATGGAGAGCCTAATATTAGGTCTATTTTGGAATTTTTTACCTCTTCCAGTGACCTTACAAACGGTATATCACCAAAATTAAGCTTCCATTGCTCTTCTTTTTTGGAATGGAATACTGCTCTGGGTTCTACATTAGCTATAAGATGTTCCTTAAACTCAAAAAGGAGCGCTCCTTGGGCTCCACAGATACCTAAGACATTCATTGAAAATAGAATTTTATAATATATACCGGAAGGTCTTGCAAAGACTATTTTAATATGCAAATTTAATATCAAAACTACATGAAAGTTGGTGATTTATTACTGGTAACAGGTCCTGCCTTCTTTGAAAAGACGGCAATTAAGGAGAGGAAAAAGGGGGTTTATACTCTCGAGAATGGTATTAAGACAGATAGAGATCTCAATCCTATCAATTCTAAGTATCAAATCGAGGTTTTTAACGAAGAAAAGTATAAAACTCTGGTAGCACAGAGAACTTTGAACCATGATTTGGAGAAATTGGCCGCTATCAACAAGAAAGGGATTAAAAATCCTGATATAATCCGGTATGCAGCTGCCAAAATCAGTCGTATTATCGAAAAAATAGAAGGAAAATGATACGTTTCTTATTACATTGGATTACAGTAAACGTTATTAGTTACTCTGCATATTGTGGAGGTATGACTTGGAAAGCTTTGAAAGGAGTAAACAAGGAATATGAAGGTAATGAATCTTGGTCCAAAGGTAAGAAAGAAACTATTCAAACACTCATAATTTGTATCACCATCATAATAATCATATCATGTCTGATATCTTAATGACTGCTAATCCTGCTCCGGCTTGGTTGGGTTATACCCTTTTAGTGTTCTACACCCTCGGATTTATCTTCTGCCTATTTATCAGAAGTGTAATCGAAGAAACTCCTCTTAAAAAAGCCTCCAACCCAGTTAGATATGGAGTTTTATTCCTTATATGGGCAGTTAGTCCGGCAGTAATAACTGGATTATTTATACTAACCCTCAAAATTCTTTTCAAGAATGATACTCGAGTTAAACGACATTGAAATAATTTTAAGGAAAGCCAGTGATGAAGAGAAGCAATCCATTCCGGTTTGGGATGCTTATATAGAGAAAGTAATCATAGACGGGAATATTCCTTCCCTTTTACGGGATAAACTCACTGGTAAGATAAATAATCTTACTCAGGGATTCACCCAAAAGTTCAGTGGTCAATTAAAGGGTAATATTGAAAATGAGATATTGTCCTTAGAGGAATATGTATACCGTAAACATGACCTAACCTTTACTAAGCTAAGAGTAGTAAGAGAACATTATTCATTAAGAATAACTACAGCTAAAGGTCAAACATTCGATATTTGGGAACCTTAATAAAAATATCTATATGGCAGTAAAAGTTTATACTCCGGGTCAGTTCTATGCTGCTGGTGGAGTAGTAGAGGAAATGTTTTACCAAGAAGTTGGTAGAACAAAGAAGTACTTAAGGAAGAGAGTTGGTTTTGTACGTTCTTTTGAACAAGTAATCAAGAATCTAAAGGATGAAGCTTGGAGAAAGTTTCATTACATGAAAGCTAACGTTAGAGGGGTAGATTATACCTTGGTATATGACCCCGATAATAAGGAATACCCCTATCTTTTCGTAGAAACCAAGTTCTACTTCAAACAAAAGGCCAAGGTTAAAGAACCAGACCAAAAGTAGTAAATGTAATCACACAAAAGAGGTCAGATAAATACTGACCTCTTTTCCCTTTTATATTATTCCAAGCTGTGGTATTGATAAGTAAGTATTCCTGTAGATGAGATAGTAACGGTGACTATGGCTCTAGTTTGGTCGTCGTTAACGAAACCTTCTCCAATGGGTTGATTACCGTCTACAGAATAACTATGACTAAAGAAAAACTCTACCTCTGAATTATTAAATCTGAACCCCGTGGATATGGCCTTCTGTTCATATTGACCACCATAATCATGACTATCTACTATCATAATGCCATCTATCTGTTCATTTTTAACTTGATTGTAGATAGTTATCAGTTCAACTGTAGATAGTACATTGGTCATCCAACTTCCCATATCAGTGCTTGGTAAGGGTAATTTTGCGAATTTCATATCATCTTCTTCTATTATAATTGGTACGTTTTGAGAATGGAATCCTAACATAGCCGTATTGTATGTGTTTTAAGGTAAAAGTATTTCTTAGAAGAAATACTTTTATGCGTATATAAGGACCTTAACACCAAAAGCTATGTTAGGATTTCACTCACAGAATGTATTACAAATCTTGGAAAATATGAAACCGATAATTTTTAGAATCAATGTTACCAATGAGGGTGAAATAACCTTCAATAAAGTAGAAGGAATGACCAATTCCCAGGCCTATGAACTAATGCTTCGGAATGGTTATGGTAAAGAAGGCGATGAACCTGACAGCTTTAAGAAGTCCAAGTACTTCAGAAGTAACTCACATCGTAGGGTTTCCCTGTTACCATTTAGACTTTGACAAACAGAAGCTGACTATAAAGGTAAATAACTCCGGTATACAAATGCCAACAGACGACCAAGTACAGATAATAGACTACATTACCCTATATGCCGATGGAGATTTAGATATCCAGTTATTAGATAGGTAATCGTTCTAAGAGGGGCTCACTACCAAGGGTCCCTCTTATTGGGTGTATACCTTGATACCGAAACGATATCTTCAGGTCTATATCCCTTAAATTCATGAATACTATGTTAAAGGTTTTATTTCATATCCTTTTCTTCCTTATGGGATTCACACTTACATTGGGAATAATGGGTGGGGTCCTTTGCTCGTTGCAGAAACATTCTAGTAAATTATTACAAATAATAGGTGAGTTATTCATATTCGGAATAATTTGCATTCTGGTAGTCACTCTTACAATAGTTATAATTAAACCCTATGCCTAATCATGGAACAGAAAGAGAAGAATAGGATTATCCTGGAATGGATAACCAAAGCCAAGGAGATTTATGTGAATACCATTATTAATTGTGGAATGTGCAAGTCATTCAAATTGGCTGTATTAAGGGATTCAGAATTAGAGAAGTCTTTGATTTGTATCTTACAGGATATGGGACATGAGTCAGAGATACTTGATGGTAAACTATTGTATAATCCTGAATGGCCTTTTATACTTATCCCTGAATTTAACTTTGAGTTTTTGGGTGGGGATAAAACTACTAAAGCTTATATGGAAGTTCAAAACCATAAGTTGACCCTTCGAGAAATATATTGGTGGAGCAAGTGGGATAGTGAAGTAAGGATTAAGGCATTTGATAATCTGATAAGGATATATAAGGCTAAATCATAGGCCTTATAATATGAGCCTTAAAAAAATATCCTGGAAAATTTTATGAAGAGCCCTCGGTAGGGTTCTTCATTTTGTGTAGGGAGAGGGGGGATGTGATTATGTGGCATGTGCCTTTCAGGAAGAGCTTAATGCGAGGTTCTCAAAAACATCTAGCAGTAAAACGGGACCACGGTGTCCCTATCGCAAAATTAAATTTTATTAAAAATAGGGGACAAATTTGTCCCCTATTCGATTTTATTTACTTGCTTTCTTTTTCATTCATTGCAAGTAAGAAATTTTTGATTGTGTCCTTTTTTTCTGTATTTGCATTTGCATCGACGATGCAATTTGCATTTATATATACTTGCTTTGCATATTCTTGCCATGCTTTTTTTAGTGCTTTCCTTTTTTCGGCATTTTTGTTACTTGCAATAAATTCTGCTATGAACGCATCCAACTTTTTACGCAACTTCATTCGCAGATTCTTTTTTTCTTTGTCGGTTTTGCATTCTGCAAAGATTTCTTTTTTGTAGATGCTTTTTTTTTCGTTGGTCGAAAAAATTTCGTTGCCGATTGCTAAAATTTCATTTGCTTTCATAGTAGTAAAATTTTTAATTGGTTTAACTTTTATTAGTTCTTTTCTGTATTACAAATATACAACAAATATTTTCAATTACAAAATTTTAGACATAAATTTTGATTATATTTTTCTATAGTAGAACCGATTAGAATAAATATTGCCTATTAAGGAATTAGGGTGTTAAGGTAGGTGGGTTTAATGGTAGGTTGAGTATAAGGTTATTGTTGGTAGGAGGGTTTGTTGGTATAAGGTCTGATTGAAATATGGCCTTAGCTGGTGCCAGTGGGTACCTTAATTCCCTTGCTAAGGCCTTTAATGTTCCTTTTCATTTTCGGCCTTGGTCCTTGGGAATCTAGAACTATATAATTTTATAACTAAGTAAACTTATATTCCGTAAGTACTAAATTTCTATGATATGCCCCTACTTGCAAATGGGAACACTTTATTTTGCATTGCACTTTAGGAAAATTTTGAATACAGGGTTGGGATTGGTGCCAAGAGGTGCCTGCATGGCCTATAATATAAAAGGCCTATAAGCCAAGCTACTAAAAGCGATATAAGGCCTTAACCATGTACATACCTAAAAGGCCCACTATAAGGTAGGCCTAAGTTTAGGTTTAACCTGGGTTTATTCCAGGTAGGATATATTTAGGAGAATAAGCCCGTCGGCGATATTTGATGAGGTTATTCGGATAGAGCCCAGGTCCGAATTAAGTTCGAAGTTGAGTTTTTCGATTATGGGAGTTTCGAAGTCCCGGTCGGATTCCTGGTAGGAGGTATCCAGGATAAGGG